AACTCCATGCGCACCACGTTTAAGGCGCTGCATAGCAGTATCATACGATGCTGAAGAGGATTGAAACCAATTCGCTCCAGCAGGCGTATTGCAGCTGCGAACCATGACTTGTTCCTGATTATAAGTAGTAGCTCCGGGGGCAGTCCACGTGAGCACAGAAAAAGTGGAGGCATTAGCAGAAGGGGGATCCATACTTAAGTTCCCAGTAGTCACCTTGATAACACCAGAGTCATTAAGTGAGGTTCCCAAATACATAATTTGCCATCCAAGAGTGACCAAACGAGCTCGATCAGAAGTATACAAGGCTGAAACCTTGTCAAACTTTCCAGCGAGATTGTTGTAGGCCAAAGGGTTGCCTCCCCATTCGGGGACAGGTAAGGGGATAAGGTATGATGCCTGCACATTGTCAGTGGTGGCAGTGCCATTGATAAGTGTAGTGGCATCATACGAATAGACCCAAACAGGTGATGGAAGGCAGGGGGCCAACACTATGCCAATTGACCCCGTAGAGCCAAATGTAAAAGTGTTGGTCTGCCGATGATCAACTACAAGTTTTCTCACTTGATTGCCATCAGGAATACCCTGTGATCCTTTGGATATAAACGGATTAAGCCGACACACCGTGTAAGGGTGTGTCGTTTTATCCTGTTTACGCCCACTCTTCTGTGCACGTCGATTAGGCCGAGGTGCATTCATAGTTGTTGCGCTTTTGTTTTGTTGTTTATTAGCAAGAAATTTAGCTTGCTGAGCACGTCGCTGTGCTTTGGTTGAGTTTAGTTTTGTAAGTCTCGTGTTACTATTCATTGTACGTCAATACTGAGTGGAGTGCTTGTTCGTGCAGTGTTGTGTTGTTAATAAAATGGTTCGTGATAGTTAAATTATCAAACGAATTCTCAATAAAAATTTGTGTATCGATAGAAATGCCAAATGCTTTCTCAAATGATAACCGAGACGTTGGTGTAATTTTATCATTTGAGACATCGAGTTTACGGAGCCATTGTTTATAATTTCGTTCATATATAGGCTTGTGATTGGTATGAGACATACACCAGCGTGCATACGCCTGTAACACTGGGACACCAGGGTTAACTGCGTATTCACACAGGCCTACTCCTCTATACCATCTCAAAAGCTGGTCGAAACTCCTAATGCTTTGGTCGATACAATAACTACTTCTAGTCATTACACGTTCTGGATGTCTAACCATAAGCCAACCATTTATTGTTTCCACCGGTTTGCACTGGCAGAAATCAATTTGCTCAAACTCCTTGACTGTTGT